AGTTCCTTTTTAAGTTCATCGGCTACTGCCTTTGACTGTGCTTTTGAACGTTCATCGATAATGCGTTCAAGTTCTTTCATTTCCATAATTCAAATTCTCCTTTGAATAAAATTGTTTTTGATTTTTTCATTGCGATACTTTCGCAGATTTATTTTTCTCACTCTGAATACTTTTCAAAGTGGTACTTACAGAATAAAGCACCCTCGATTTTTCAAGGGTGCTTTTTTTAATTTGCTTACTCGTCTTTTACGAACTGTCCGCAAATCTCGACTGTTGCAGTTGATGCAATTCCGATTGATGCATTGATTGCTACTGCATAAGTAGGATTGAAGAATGTTACAAGTGCAACTGCGATTGTAGATACACCGCCAACAATTCCAACAATCAGATTATAAGTTTTCTTTTTCATAATTGAAAAACTCCTTATGCTCACTAACATAACACAAAAAAAACCTACTGTCAAAATTGCTTTCAACAGTAGGAAAAAAAGGAGTTTTTTTTTGAAAGAGATTATATATGAAAAGCCACCGCCAAATTAAAGCAAACCTAAATCAAACTCGTTTTCAATTTCTTCAAGATTGAATGACTTATCATCATCTTCTGGCTCATCGGTATCATCGGAATTATCATCTGGATTTTCTTCTGGAGCAGGTACGTCATCAAGTTCCTTTAACAGTTCCTTTAATTTTTTACCGCATTTTTCAAGTGCGTTCCTGCATTCATCAAGTTCATCAGAACAAACCTTGATATTATCAAGAACCGCTCTTGTTTCAGCTGAAATCTTTCTGCCCGATTTTTCAGTTGTCAAGAAATCCTTAACAACTGAATTATCAAGGCCGAATGATTTTACTGCCTCTGCGATTGCATCTTGATTTGCCGGCACTGCTACCGCACTGAATTCCAAAAGTTCCCATTTTGTGATGTCATATCCTTCTTTTGTTTCTGTCCACTCAAGAGGAATAAAACCAACACTTACTGCATTGAGTAATCCCGTTTTATAACAATGGTACGCAAAATCAATCAAACGGGCTTTCTCACTTGCCTGCTCTGGATTTGTTGAAAGTTCTTCAATGGTCGGAAAGTAAACAATCGCCTTGACTGATTTTTCACTTTCTTCAACCCAAAACTTTGTTACTTTGCCGAGTGGAAATTCTCTTGAATTGTGAAATGCAAGAAAGACTGGATTTTTCATATAGTTAGTAAAATTTACCCCACTAGCCCTCAAGATGTCGCCATCTCTATCCACAACTTCCTTTGAGATTGTAAACAATACAGAACGCTCTCCAATATCTTCTGCCTTTACTGAAATATCCTGTTTGCTTTTCTGACCTTTGACTAATTTCATTTTGTCTGCTCCTATAATTTTCTGCGGATTATTTTCCACGCAATTTTTACACGTTTGAAAAATGAAAAAGAATTGAAATAATCAAATACCTGCTGAACCATTTCAGTTTCTTTTTCATTCACTGCTTTCCTAATTTTCTTTGCGGTTTTACTGTTCATATATTTTTACTCCTTATCCGTAATATCCAGATACAGTGCATCTGCAATTACATACTTGACCTGCTGGGGCTGACGGGTCGCCAGCGTATTCCATAAAAGCACCCTCACTCTGGCTTGTTGCAGGTACTTCAAACTTTTCCGTAATCGGCACTACAACTCCGTCCATAATTAAATGTGCATCTCTCGTTCTGTCATCTTGAACTGAAATCCATTCTTTGTACTGTACACCCTCATTCTTATAGAGAAGTGTTGCGCCCGCATTCATTGTACTACAACTTTCAGTACGTGCAATTAATTCTGCTCTGTACTTTTTATCGTTCGCAAACATTTCATCACTGACTGAACAAAGTTTTTTAATTCTCTCCCTCAGGCCGTCCCCTTCTTCGATTGCGTCTGAAAGTGCATAGCGCAATTTCTTTTTTGTAGTTTCATTCATTTCAACGCACAACTCTAATCCGTACTCATCAATCCACAGACCAAACAACTGGCGAACCTGTTCACTTATAGCCTTTACGGATTTTTTCGGCATCGTTTCGAGTGCGTGCTCTGCTCCCGTTGCAAGTCCGTTGATAAATGCAGATGCCAAAGTATGTTTTAACTGCTCATTCATATTTTTGTCATACAGATTTTCTATTGCAGTTCCTACATCTTTGTTTTCTTCGCAAGCCTTTTTGATTGTTTCGTTTACAAGTTCATTCTGCTTTGTAAACGCTTTTACCATTGCCTTTCTGAATGGCTCTTCAATACTTCTTGCCCTTGCGTCAAATGCTTTCCAGAGTTTAATGCGCCTTTCTTTATCTGCATCTGACTTGAGCATTTTATATTTCTTTCCGTAACTTACAGAAATAGAATTGAATTCCTCTTCTGATAACTCATTTTCATTCTGATTTCCGTTTTCAGTTTCTGGCAATTCTACTTCTGGATTGTCATCTGGATTTTCTTCTGGAGTATCGGGTAATTCAATCGGCTCTGAATTAAAAGGAACTTCCATCTGAATTGCTGAACGTAAATAAACATCTCCGCCACGTTCATCAATTTCATAACCCATAGCCCTGCGCCAATCGTTGACTGTCAAAGTTCCATTCTGCAAACCAGCATTTGCAATCTGTAATTTCTGTTCTACATCTTCCTCAACAATATTTTCGTGATGCAGAGTTAATTTTCTTTCAGTGTCGAAATCTTCCCATAATAACTGTGTATTCATTGTACGCTCAAACATTCTCAAGTAGTCTGAAAGTACATTTTTATTCAACAGATAAAATGCACTATCGATTGTTGAGCGATTGGAATTATCCAGAATACCTGCAATCTCTGGCGGTATCTGAAACTGTTGCAATGCGGTATCTCTTAAAAACTTTCTACTTTCGACAAAATCCAATTCAGTCGGTGATTGTGAAATCTTTTCAAATCTTGCACCATCTCCAGTTAAAACGAGTGGCTCTTTTGCGTGTCTGAACCCTGCCATTTTCTGCATCCACGTCTGCTTTATCTGGTCTGCGGTTTCTTTTGTTCCGTTTGGTGCGTAAATTATTGCGCTAGGTGTAGCATCATTGAAGAAGAGATTTTTTGCGTATTTGCTTGCGTACTCATCGGACTGTATTTCATCTCCGATTGTTTCTGCTACCCCCTTACCTCTGCCGAATGGGTCTAACAGATTTATATCCTTGAATACAATTACATCGTTTGCAGGTACTACAATAGAGTTCCCGCACGTTGTTCCATAAGGATATATTTCCCAGTAGTTACCGCCCTCTGTCGGTGTCTTTACTACCCAGCTAGGCGATAGTGGTGAGAGTGATATTACATTCCCTTTCGGGTCTCTGATTTTCAGTAAATAAGCCTCACCCACTAATACATAACAAGCATAAACAAAATATTTTACGTGCCAGCCCGTTATATCTCTGAATGTCGGACAAGGATTTTCCAACAGTTCATAGAGTGGATGCTCATCTACAATTTCTGCGTTAAACTTATTTTTTCTAAACTCGACTTTATCATACAGAAACAAATCTGTACTTGCGCATTTTTTCGCAATTATTCTTGCGCCCTCAAGTCTGGGATTTGTATGATACAATGCAAGCAAATCTTTAGTTGCTAAACTAGGCGCTTGCGACCATGTTCTTTTAATTAACCTCTTGATACTTTCTAAAGGATTTGACATTGATAGGTACTTCCTTTCAATTAATTTTTCTACAGTATAAAGTAAAAGGAAATAACTGTCAAAAAAAAGACGGGGATTGCTCCCCGCCTAAAAAGTGCCTTGCTTTTTATCTCTTAGCCAATTTCAAAATACACATATTTTGCGCCAAAGTCCATATCAGAATAAATGGCACAAAGTTCCTCTGCATATTCCACTGTCTTTACTCTTCTTCCAGTAGAATAATACGAACCATTCACAACCTTGTAAATCTCATACATACTCATTCCCCCTTATGCCAAATGAAATTCAATCATTGACTTTGCCATTACCTTTGCAATTTCTGGGTCAACACCATTTGCAATGTACTGTTCTACAACTCGGTTAAAATGCTTGTTGTTTAATTCTTTAATTTTCTTCTGTGCGTTTGCAATCTGTTCGATTTTGTCTAACCCCTTAACTTCAATCATTCATTTCTCCTCGCTCTGCTTTTGCAGGCTTTTCTTAAAATCTAAGATTATTATAATGCTTATGTATTTTCATGTCAAGATAATTCTTTAATTATTTTTAATTTTTTTTATGTTTTTTAATAAAAAAATGCCCCTTTTACGGGGCAAATAAATTATTTTTATTTATCTAGCAAGTTCAAGAGCCTCGATTTGTTCCCAAGTGTAACCACGGGAAATCAATTCAGTTTCAAGGCGGTCAATATCTCCAATTACTTCGGCAAGGTAACCGCGCTCAAAAGCCAGCCACATCTTAGTTTTAAGAGTGTCAATCAGTTCAGTAGTTGTTGTCTGTTTGTAAGTAGTTCTAATTGTAGTCATATTCCGTTTCTCCTCGCCTCGCTTTATGCGGGCTTTTCTTAAAATCTAATAGTAGTATAATGCCTATCTTATTTTATGTCAAGACATTTCTTAAAATATTTTTAATTTTTTTTTAGACATTTATTTTGTCTGTTTTAGACATTTTTAGACATTCTTATATAGTTTTATGTTTTTATTAGAAAAGCCCCGTAAAAGCCCGTTATGAGCCTTTTTATGAGCCTTTATAGAGGATTTTCCTGCATCATTATTTCCATTTCCTCACGTAATCTGTCGATAATTGCAGGGTCTTTTCTGTAGTAAGTCCATAACCAGTGTATCACTTTATGGGTAAGATTATTGCAACAGAGAAAACCCCGCTTTAAGTTCTGGTATTCTTTTTCATCAAGGCACTGATGATGCAACTGCCACCCTTTGCGCAATTTGTGATTTGTGATTTTATCAAGCCCGTTACATTCAGCTTTCATTTTCTTTTTGAAGTCTTTAAATGTTTTTGTGTTTCTAAAATTGCGCTTTCTCTTTTGTGCCTCATTCATTTTCCGTTCCTTATTTCTGTACAATCTTTTTTGCAGGCTTTTCAATTTTCTTTTCTGTCATTGTTTTCTTTTCTTCTGATTTTACAGTTTCCTTTTTCTCTGCCATTTTATTCTCCTTTGTAAAGTCTGGGACAAATACAACTCCAGAATATTCGTGCTGATACAAAAAACCGTTCGGCACTTTTGAAATCTCGTAATTTGTTAAACTGTCGAAAATCGGAATATCGCCAATCTTCAACTCTTTTAACATTTCTGCCAAATCTTCGCCTTTCTGTCTGATACGTTTCATTTATTCACTCCTTTAGTATAACATAGTCTGTGATACTTTCTTTTCATAAAATGCTAGACACAAGGCATCGCCCTCATCGGGTGAACGGCCATTATGTCTGTTTTTAAAACAACTTTTTGCAATCTCACTTCTGTTATCTTTCGGCTCAAGTTGTTTCTGTCCCTTACTGTTATAGAAGAACTGACGCTCCGTCAAATCTTCAAGCAATGTCTGTGTCAGTAACTCCTGCGGAATATACATATCTTTAATCGGCAACTCAAACATCATTTCAGATGCACAATTTGCGTACACTTCTGAATTGTTCGGACTGCCTCCAAAGTTTACTGGAATTATATTTGCTCCCCAGCCTTTCAGTAAATCATATACTCCTTGATTATATCCTATATCTATTTTAATTAATACGTCCTTGCTTTTATTCGCAATCTCCCACGCAAGCCCTGCTACATCTTGAGTGTTATATCCGTGAACCTTATTAACAGATAACACTTTCAATCCTTTACGTTTTATTATAACAGAATTATCGTTGCCAAATCGTGCAACGTCAATACCGATTTCAATTCTTCCCTCTGATATTTCCTTTGTGTTTCTTTCTTCACTTGTGCAGTCCATTACATCTGAAACAAGCCATACCGCATTTGTCTGCTTATTTCGAGGATAACCTAAATATACGTGTTTCGCCTCATCTTCATCACGTGCTCTTAATGTTTCGTATTTCTCAAGCAAGTTATCTGGATAAAACGGATTATCTTCTGCAAGCGGTAAACACTTTGTAATCAGCCATTCTTTTTTCGGATTTCTTACAAACTTCTGGGTAATCGGGTCATTCGTTGTATTCGGATTATACACCGCCCATATTTCCGCTTGATATTTCTTGCCGTTATAATTCCATTCTTTTCTGATTGTAGCCTCGAGAGTGTCCCACGTTTCAAGAGATACTCCGTCTGCCTCTTCGATAAATGCGATTGTGTATGCATCAAGAGATTTTAACTGCGCAGATGTAAAATCGTTTAATCCGTTAAAAGTAAAATAACTGCCATTAGTTCTGTTTCTGATATAGTTCTGCGTGATGTCAAAATCTGTATAGCCTAACTCTTCAATCTTTCTGCAAAGTAAAGAATAAGAACTATCTCTGATTGACTTTTGAACCGAACGCAAACAGATAACTTTTATTTTATCGCCAAAATATGATGGGTGCTCTGCAAACTGGATTAATAAAGATGCAGTACTTTCTGACTTTGCGCCTGCTCCTCGCCCTCCAAAAGCGATTTTCACTGGATGCGGATTTCTCCACTCTTCAAATTTCGGGGCTACCTGTTCTCTGAATAAGCGTAAATATTCAATTTGTTCTGTTTCTGATAATTTTTTAAACTGGCTTTCTGTTATTCTAGGAATTACCAATTCAGCACGCTTATACTTTCCCTTTACCATTTCTCACCTTACACGTCAAATAAAAATCCGCCCCCAGACAGTTTCCATTCCTTATACATTTCTTCTTGATGTTTTGGAATGAATAACTTTTCTTCGGCTTTCAAATTCACCCCGCTATTAAGCTTAACAGGTTTTTCGATTTTATCAATACATATAAATCTATCTTCAGGCATCCAGTATTCAGATATAAATAAAAACTCTTTCTGCAGTGAACACCAATTATAAAATCTTTCATAATCAAAACTGTTTACATTTTTCTTTCCGTATGCGTTTGTATTGATATAGGGAATATCACAATAGATTACACTATCTGATTTTATAGAAATAAAAGAATAATCACTTTGTAAACTTTCTAACCTTTGTAACCTTTCTAAACTTTGTAACCTTTGTAAACTTTCTAACCTTTGTAACCTTTCTAAACTTTGTAACCTTTGTAAACTTTGTAAACTTTGTAACCTTTCTAAACTTTCTAAACGGTTTAAGGCCTCTAACTGTTGACTTCTTACAAGTGTATTTCCTTTAGTAAGATTATAATCTTTTACAATATTTTCAATTATTCTTTTTGAAAAAAGATATTTATCATATAAATTCTGTACTTCCCTAATTGGCTCAAAATCAATATTTAATTCTTTTGCATAACTAAAATCATTTTCAAAAATAGCAAAATGCCACGCTTTCTTATATGGCTCTATTTCTTTTGAGTAAAGATAATCTCTCCCATTATTTCCAAAGCTCCAGCAGTATTTTATATACGGGTCTTTGTCTTTAAGATTAAAAAAATCCTCTCTGCTTATCCATCTAGTTTCATTTTGGTACTTGCCATTTATAGCATTTAAGAATAATTTTAATCCATCTGCGTCTATATCATTTGCGGTATAGTTTTTAAATTCCTGTCGCATTAAGGCAACCTGCAGAATAGCACAACCACCGCAGAATAAATCATAAAAGTTTTTTCTCTTTGGAAAGTGAGAATATATCCATTCTGCTATTCCGTTTTTACTACCCTTATATGGTACTCCATATCTCATTTATTGCCCCGTAATCTTATTTCTTTTCTATAATGCTTTTGAATAATTTTAATCTTTCCTCTGTACTCTGCATATTTACATCTGTCTTAATATCTCCAGAAATATTTATTTTCTGCCCCTCTAAAGTTTCCCTTACTTCTTTCATAAGGGCAATAGTTGAGTTATCGCCTCTGACTAATATTTTCTTCATAGCCTCGTTGACTAATTCACTGCCAGATATTTTTCTTTTTCCCTCACCGACTTTTACATCATATTCCCTTTCGAGAAAGTCAGCATATATCTGCGACATAAGTTTTTTCTTTGCGTTATTTTCTTTGCGTTTCTGAGCGGATTTTAATTGTCTTTCCCTTGCGTTTTCTGGTGTGCAAGGCTTCAAGTTTTCGTCATTCATTCTTGCAAACCTCTTGTTATAATTTATTTTAAGGGATTGAAAAGGAAGAAAGCCGAAGGGTCGGATTTGAACCGCCTCTTTTCTTTCTGGATGAAAGCCGTGCTACGCCATTACACTACTTCGGCAAGTAATTATATTTTAACGCTTCCCCTTTAATTCTGCAACCCCTTTTTTATGCCTTTCTTCAACTGTGATATTTTCGCCCTTATACATTCCCGCACCTATTTTGTCGATTTCTGAAAATGGCAGAATAGGAACAGTCAATTTATCTTTGTATGTTTTATCTAGGAAGTAAATATATCTAAGCATATAGCCCGATACACGCTTAATCCCTAGTGCTTCCCATTCTTTGTCTGTTAAGTATTTCACCCCCCCCTTATAATCCGTTGTCGCAAGCAATTCTTTTAATCTTGATATACTGCAAGACTGCGGTCTTAAACTCATATTAGCGACCCTTTCGCCATTCGGGAATTCAAGAATAGTTTTATTTTCAGTAATTCCGCATAATGAAAAACCGCTTGCACGATATATTGCACCATCCCCACACTGCGTTCCATCTGCAAAAGATATGACCCATTTAATATTCGGATAATGCTTTTTAATAAGTCTGAAAGAAACTGCAATACATCTGCTTTCTGAATTTTTCGGCAGGTAATCGTCAAAAGCCATTCTGTTTAATTCAAGAAAATCATTCCACTTTGTATCTTTTACAAGCCCGATTATTTTTGATTTATCCATTGAAGGTCCAAAAGATAAAACCCCGTGCAGAATGTCTTTATAAAATGCCCCAAAATGCAAGCAAGAATTATTTACAACTTTTCCGCTATAATGGTGCTTTCTTACGAAGTCGTTTGCTTTTGTTGGGTTTATCGGTTTTACGATAATTTCTTTTACATCAATATTAGCCATTTAATAAATACTCCTTGCAGATTTCGGCAAGTTTATTTCCGTTTCCATTTGTATTTGTTTCGTCTTCGATTGGCCCGCATTTCTTCAATGCTTCTTTTATGATTGAAACTTGCTCCTGCGATAATACAAAAGTCATTGTGCATTGTGTATCTCTATCGCCTTCTTTTAATTCGGGAAAATCTTCCACCGCTTCCGTATCATCTGCAAAACTAATCACAGTATCAGGCAGGGCAATCTCATCAAAGTTCAAGTCAATATCTTCTGCAAACTCCAGCACGCTCTCTTTTGTGAGATGTCCGAATGTAGAATTAAGTCTTAATAACTTTTGTTTTGCTTCCTTTCGGTCTTTGCAGAAAACTTCAATGGCAGGAATAGGCGGGATAAGATAGCCTTCTGCTTCAAGTCTGTTTAATACCTCGACCCTATTATGCCCGTCAATTATCCATT